GGAGACCCAATAGCATTATCATATAAAGATGAGTCATCTAGCTCAGTAATAATATTTTCTGAAACTGATAACCCCACACGATAAGATGGAGTATCTGAATATTTGTCAAGAGCAATAGTTTGTTGTAAAACTTTGACAAAACTTTTTGCTGCGTAATAAACACCTTCTTGAATTGAAGCGATAGAGCTCTTAGAAATGGGGTTAGACGCAGCGCAACCGAATGTTGTAGAGGTACCTTTTATTCTAATTGTTTCACTGGCTTGAAACTCGCTGCTGACAAAATCATTTCCGTTTCTAGTAAATCGAACAATAAGAGTTGCAGGATCATCTCCCTCTGCATTAATACCTATTAAAACAAGCGCTTCGACACCTGTAGTAAGTCCTTCGATGGTTTTATTTTGACCATCAAATAGAGTTGCTAGGTTAGTTGATCCTACACTGGCTGCGGTTAACTTTATTGATTTAACATAAGTATCAATGGCGATTTGACCAGGAATAACCATAGCGCCATCTTCGAAGAAGTGTCGTCCCACCCGCTCAATTTGCTTTTGAATAATAGTTTGCAGTTGTGTAAGCTCTCGAGCTTGAACCGCAACACCGGGCTTGAAAAGAATTCTATGAAAGCCCTTATCCTCATCATAATCGTCATAATATGGATTTACATTAAAGTTGATTGCCATGATTTCTCTTTAGAATTCTAGAACAACGTAAATATCTTCTACCTGATCGGTAGCTCTTGTGATAACATTTCTGTTATCAACATACATGATTTCTCCCGACTTAGGTTGCACAGTTGCATTTGCTGTAGAAAACAAAGTTCCAATTGCATAAGTTCCTACATAAAGAGTTTCTGATAAAGTATAAGCCTTAAAGTTACCTTCGATATTCGCAGAAGTATCACGTGACTTCACAAAATTTATAACATTCCCACTATAACTTACAACAGTTGCATTTGCACCTGATGTGCCTCCTCGCAGTATTGCACCCGGGATTAATTGGTCACTGTTTGTGATCGCGCCGCTGACAGTAAGATTTGCATATGCTGCAAGCAAAATATTAGAGGTTGTTTTGGTTGGAATTCTTTGTGTTCCAAACAAGAATGGATCTTTAATTACACCAACCTGTCTAAACTTAAAGTTTGTTGATGGGACGATAGGTGCATCTGTTTGTTCGAACCTAACATTAACCATGGTGTATACACCCCCCACCTCATCGATAGGATGTAATCCATGACCTTCAGGCGGAGCAACGATAGGTTCAACGACAGCATTTCCTAAAAAGGTTGTTACATTTGCTAATGTATAGTTTGACCCGTATGAGTTAACAATGACATTCGATATATTGCCGCTTGTAATTTTTACACAAGCTGTTGCACCTGTACCATCTCCTACAATTGTTATAGTGTGAACGCCAACTCCGGGAGGTGATCCTGATGGGGGTGTTCCTACATTTGCTGAAACAATATTATATGCATATAGCCCCCTTGAATTAGCTGCGACATTAGCTGCATCTGATGTAAAAGCTGAATCAATTACAGGAATAAACGAGGGTGTGCCAAACTTCAACCATTTAGCAAGAGGGATGTTATACATATACTTCCAAATGTACCCGTCCTGTCCAATGCTCGTGTTAAAGATAAAGTTATTTGAAGTAGAACCTGTTCCCGAAGGTTCATTGATAGTAATGTTGCCTCCGCCATTACTAACACATTTATAAACATTATATTCTGAGTTCATTACTACGAATTGGCTGTCAAAAAGGTTGGCTGAACTCGTTCGATCATTATATTGATAATATACATTTCCAAGTTTCCAGTCATACCGAGGAATACAATGAGAAACATCATTGTCGCCAACAACCTTTAGAACTTCCATATTGTTCCAAGTGTCAATTTGCGCTGTGTAAGTATCAGGATGCAAAGGCGGTGCACTCTCATTAGGCCAAGCCATAGGCCTACCCAAGAATACATAGATAGATGTATTTGCTTGTTCAGTTACCGCTTCTACAAACTGTTTAGCGTTGTGTAGACGCATGTCTTTGGTGATAATCGCAGCCATTCAGATCTCCGAATTCTTTTTAATATTTATAGGTTACCCTAACCTGTTTACCATTTTTTTAACATGTACATTGCTTATATTACCTGTAAAACCCGTCCCGCTTATAATTATATTCGCTGTAGGATGGGCGAGCCAAAATAATTCACTATAGATACCGGGGCTATTTCTAGAGGTTCCTACAAAAACATTTGCATCTGGCCTTGTATTGGCTGCAATAAAAACACTACCTGCTGACAAGGATCTTATTTCATAAGTCGCCATATACTTAGCATTCGCATCACATGAAAACCCCTGTGATACATTTCCTGTTGCAGCTGTGCCTTCTAAATTGCTTAGAGAAATTGTAAATCCTGAAGGCACTGACCAATTAGCTAAAGAATCAAATCTGCTATTCAAAATAATGTTGGATTGCCCCTGATATGTTTGTGATGATAAATGAATTTGCGGTTCAACTAGTTTGAAAGGATCATTATATGTCATTGAAGGAATATCAGAAATTCTTAAACTAGTATTATAAAATTTGAACTTATCTAGGGAAAGGGTGTAAAACAATGTACTTCTATGTTTATATACACTTCTACTAACAGATCCAAAACTTTCAATAATTAGTTGTGAAAGAGGGACCACAGACGGAAGAGGGACTGATGTTGTAGGATTAAACTGTATTCTACGAGTTACTATAGCATCAACAGGCACTGTGGCAGTTACTGATGTAGAAGTGAAGGCATTAGAGAGCGAAATGAATATCTCAGTTATTAACTTCATTCCTGCAGGATGCACGCTCTTCTTGATAATGTCTTTCCAAAGAGCAGAAGATTGATTTGCTCTAATCACATAGGAAAAGTCTTGATAATAATCGCTGTCTTGAACTTTTTTGATATCGCTTAGGTGACTATTCTTATCATTGAAGGCGCCGGGATAGGTTGTAATAGCGCCCAAGTTAACTTGAAGGTTTGCTTGTCGGGGGTGTAGTGTTACATTCCCCCTTACATTACTAGTAAGCCCCGTAGAGGCAACAGTAAATCTTTTTGATGTGATCACTGAATTAACTGGGTATATAGTTCCGGGAATGACTAATCCTGTCGTGAACTGTACATTTATAAAGTCACCTTTGTCTAAACCATGCACAATAACATTAGATGTTGGTGAGTTATTTGCTGCGGCAATAAATGCAACATTTCCTAAAGTTTCAAATCTGCCATAATAAGTTTTTTGTATGTCATTGATAACAAGCACGGGTGGTGTACTGTTTGAAAACTCAGAGCTTAGATTAACTGCCGTATCGATATCAAATTTTTGTATTTGCCCTGTATCATCTACACGACTTACCTCACCTAAGAAGTTATCTACTGAAACAGAATTGTTATAAAAAAGAGCGCCTTTGTTATATCCGAACCCTGAGTCTATTATATCAATGGAGGATATTGCATTATAAAATTTCAAATTGCCTATAAGCTCTAGAGTACCTGTAGTGATATTAGCAGTTTTTAGAAAGAGAGGTTCACCTAAAATAAAGTTGCCCGAGAGTGATCCTTCATCAACTTTCATCTCGAATAATACTACATTTGCAGTTGTTACTTTTTCAGAGAAAAGGCTATCTAGAACAGCAGTGGCTCCTGATATTTTTCCCTCTACTATACTACCACCATATCCGGAAATGTCTATTGTAACATTAGGCTCTATATCATACAGATGAATTGTTTTGACTTGACCCCAAGACGCATCAGACGGCTTCAGAATATCTTCTTTAGGATAATAAAAAACAATTTCATCATCAAAAAGTAAACGATACAGAAGTCTTATCGCTCCCTCCGAACCTTTCGCTCCATGATAATCTGATAGTCTCTTTGCAATAGCACGTTTGCTGTCTATGGTATTAGAAACTAAACCTACTTCTTGATTTAACTGATCCTTAAAGATACTTTCAGGAAGATTGTATGCATACTGAGATAAAAAATAATCGACAAAGGCATTAGCAGTTTCATCAATGTTAGCAAATGCTTTTGCATTTTGAACACCATATTGTACATTCCCTTCCTGTTCAGTAAACTCATAATATTTTTCTAAGAAGGTTTGAAATATAGGGTAGCTATCCCGAACGAATTCAGGCAGCTGGTATTTTACCAGACTTGATAGTTTTTCGTATGTGGTGTCTGACATTTTTATCTAGGTATAGTTAATGTGCTGATAGACACACCACCTAACCTGTTAACTCCCGGGTTACTATTATCTGTGTCAAGACGAAGGATCTGATTTCTTTCCGCAAAGATATCTTCAGAATCGCGTGTCATTTTCAAGTAAATTCTAAGATCAGTTTGGTCAGACAGGAATCCAAAAATTTTCAGTCCATCGACAACAACTAGTCCTGAATCATATGCTATTCTTCCCACATTATTATTTAAAACTCTTGAGGTATCTGCATCAATAATCTTTAGCTTTCCTGTCTTTTGAGCAGTTATCGTCACTGTGCCATAATCGACACCTTCCTCTTCTGTTTGAATAGTCAATGACTTTTCTGTGGGTGTTGATACAATAGAATAATTGCCATCTAAAGCAGAACCCGTAAATACAATAGTGACAGTTTCGCCGGGGGATAATCCATGAGGTGCTAAAGGTGTGTTTATTGTCACCACCTGTCCGCTTCTTCTGTAAGTCCCTGTAACCACTAAAGCTGTTGCGTCTTTAACATCAATGATCTTAGACTTAATAGGAACGGTGTCAAATAACGGATTAAAATAAAAAAATGTAGTTGAAAGTGTTTCTGGCTCAATTTTGTTGGCGATCTGAAAACTTTGCGTAAATGAAATTCCTGTACTAGGAGTAAATCTTTTTTCAACAATAGGTATCATACTATTACTAATAATTGAATCTTTCGCAGAGTCGATGGCTGCGATTAGCCTAGAAGCAGAAAAGTCATCGCCGAATTGTGTGATATTAGTTGAAAAATAATTTTCGATTGCTGCACGAACAGCGTTCTGAATATCAACCGAGCTATCATTAGTTAAATTTGGATTATACTTTACTGTGTCTTGAATAACAATAAAGAAGATTTCAGGATCTATAAAGGCAGGTGTTATACCCAGAGCACGCTTTTTCTTAATGTCTGTAACAATCTCCCCCCGGCGTGTCGCTGTGAGAGTTTGATTGGGTTTTGGAAGAATAGAAATGTAGACCTTGCCATACTGCGGAGGATTATTATCTTCCCCTCCCCATACGACCGCTTTATCAATATAATTATATGTGCTCTTTAGATATCCCGAGTAATCACTAGTAGTAATCAATCTGTTTTGAGATGTAGCAGCACGAGTTGCATTGAATCTAATTTCTTCAGTAGTTTCTTCTGGTTGAGCTCCGGATGACTTTTGTGAAACTGCAACTGTTACATCTGAATATCCTTGAATGCTGCCCGATAATGCAAATGTTTGTGACACTTTATCAGAAATATTAGCCTCTTCTCCTGAGGTCACTAAATATTCGAGAGTCACATTATTGCCTGAACTTAAACCTGCACCTATAATGCCGTCACCAAAATAAACCTCATAAAACCCCTGACTGTTCTGCTCTAAAAAGTAAATAGCAGACGACCCTGTGAGTGTACTAATATCTCCATCATATCTTGTATAGGCAAAACTTTCAGATGAACTAGAGGATGGCTGCACCGTCACTCGTAATGTGTTAGTGTCTATATTTTTATTTTGAATAACAAACTTTTCTGCAGGGCCCGGGGTCGCGCCCACTGTAAACTTATTGACAATAAATCTTCCCTCAAAAACTGTCAAGTTTTCGAAAGAATATGTAGAACCTTCAGGAGTAATTGTCGCAGGTTCAATATTGTAAAAACTATATGATTTTGAATCAATAGTTGTTGTGAACGCTGTATATCTGTCAATAACTAGGGAAGAAGGAGAACCAATAACACCATTAACTGTTATATTTAGTTTTGCACTTGCAGCTTTTACGCTTCGAGGAGTGTAGTTAAGCATCTTGGCTAGAGAGACAACTGATTCTCTCTTCACTGCGCTGTCAATAAACACCTCATTGACCGCCATGTTAAGATAGAAGGCGTTATAGTGTGTGTTATAAGCCAAGGTATCGATAAGAAAAGATAAAGACTAACCCTCAAAGTCATAATCAGAAAACTCTGGCTGAGCTTTGAAGAAGTTTTTGATGTTTGTCTTAATAGCATCAAAATCTAGTTCAGTGACGCGAAGATTTGTAGACATTACCTTGTCCTATTAAGAATCGTAGTTACTTTTACAGGATTATCTGAATTTATCAAACGAAAGATGACCGTAATAGTTAGATCATTACTGTCTTGCGGAGATGTTACCTGAATATCGAGAATTTCTGCTCGAGGTTCATAGGCGCGTAGAATATCTCCCACCGCTTTTCTCGCTAGCTGTATTGTTAGTGGAGTAAAGTTATCAAACAATAGATTATGTATGCCGCATCCAATCTCAGGATGAAAGGGTCTATCAAAATTTTTTGTCTGAATAAGATTACGTATCGCACTCCTTACTGCCTCTTCATCTTGTACTTTGACGATGTCAGCAGTTGCGGGGTGAGGTGTAAAGTTAAAATTAAAGTCTGTGAAGGTGCGTGTGTTTATTGCCATAAAAGTATTTATTAGCCTCCAGCGAAAACATTCGTTGAACCTTGCGAAATAATATCATTATTGGTGTAGGTATCACCAATTCGCCCCATACCCTTTCCGCCAATCTTAACTGTGCTAGATGCTTTGACTAACACACCCGTATCGGTTACTGCACAAGGTCCCAAAGGATGGGGGGATATTTTATTTCCTATAACAACGATTAATTTTCCATTAGCGTAAACATTATTGCTATTTACCTCTCCTACAGAAGTTGTCCCAGGAAACCTACACTTAAATCCAAATCCGTTGGGGGATGTCACTTTATCATCTTTTCTGGCTACTGGACGCATTATCTGCTCCTTACTAATGATTCAATTATACTTACAGCGTTATTGAAAGAAAAATTAACTGATTGTAAGATTGTTGGTGAGAAAAGAGTACCTCCATCAAACTCTAAATTAAAGACAATTGAAACTTCTTTTGTAGTTTGAGGGGGTAGAGAAAACTCAACCAACGCACGATAATCTTCTGTTGTGTTAAAGGGAAGTTCTTTTATCGTCCCATCTCGCATTACAAACTTATATGAGGAATCCCCCAAAGCTCCCGTATAAGATCCTGAAACTACAAACTCACTCGAGGATAGTTTAGTGACGGTTATGCCTATGTTACTTAAGTCAGAAACACAGTTCCCGTTTATAGAAACCAAATTGGATCCCGGGTTACCTAGGTCTTCATAAAAGAAAGACAACTTTATACTAAACGGTGTTCTTTCATAAACACCTGGCATATAAAAAGGAGGATCATATGATATAATAGCGTTAGGAAGCAAAACATTAGAAACTAGTGTCTTTGTGTTAGAAGCCAAATAATCCATCAATAAAAGTATGTTTGAATAATGTACATTCGATGCGTTAATCAACCCATTTCTATATGACACCATCAAATTTGCATCAGTCCCTAATCTATTCCTTTCTCCACTTAAAAAGGTGCTACCTGTAATATCACCATAAAGATAATTAGTTTGTACAGCTTGTTGCAAGAAAGCACCCATGGGTCCGCTGGGAGTTAGCCCAACAGACAATCTAGAAAATTCATTTGTTAAATCTGTTGATCCTTTAAGGGTATAATGATTTGTACCATCAAAGTATGCAGAACTATTAGCAATATTTCCGCCAACCTGAACATTTGATAAAAGTTGTACATTTCCTGACTCTACGATAGGCTTTATGATATAATAGACAACATGCTGGTTTTTTAGTTCGCCGTTAGATCTTCGTTCTACACCTTGTATAATTTGACTTTGATCCAAATTATCTGCACTTGTAATTGATCGACGACCTAATACAGCGGAAGTATCAATTACAAAAGAATGGGTAATATCCCCCCGATGAAGTATATTAGCGAAAGATGACGGGTTAACACTTCTTAGTTTTTTATTCGTATTTGGTTGCTGTAAAAGGCTTACAATAGTGGCTTCTCTTTCAGACATCGTTGTAGTCGAAGTCGGAGTTCCATTAGCTGCATATTCAAAAAGAATTCCTATATTCTCAGGAATATTATAGATAAAGGTAGGATTTACTGCCTCAGATGCTTCATCACCTATAGCAGGTGAAGGAAAGCCAACTAAATCTGTTTTAATAACCGTTAAAGCCATTATGCAAGGTTCACAAATTTGTTTCTGGCGTACACTTTATGGTCTTTAAAGGTCGCTGTGGCTAAAGGATGCCGTTGACCTGTCTTATCAAAGGCAATATGGATCCACGGATTTCTTGCTCCGCCCCCATACTCAAGCAGCAACTGCTTATACGGCACATTATCTGCTATCCATTTAATGATCTCAAAGTATTGCGATGGTTGCACAGAAGGAAACTGAATATCAGCTGCCATACCAGCACCGTGATCAGACACATTAGTGCGTGCGGCTTTATCTAATCTAAATGCATTAGTGACAATCATATCTGGGTATTTTGTCTTAATCTTATCTAGACAGTTAACTGCTAAGTTCTTAAGATTGCAAACGATTTGTCCTTGAGTCAAACCTCTTTGTGCTGTAACCTTTTCTTTGACAACTGCAGATCTTGATGATAGCTGACCGAGATTAAAAAACTTAGATAGTTGCAGATTGTCAGGAAATACGGTGGTATTAGCAAACTCGCCGCAATCACATTCTGTAGGATCGATCTGATTATCGAGAGGCTCTGCAGATTCACCCTCAGAGGGTGTAGTTTCCACAATATCTCCATTCTCGACTTGCCTTTGATGTATTTCTTCTGCTCCAGGTTCACCTGCATCAAGATCAAAAGCATCCTGATTAGTATCAGGTCTTTGTAGAGGATTTACATCAGTCTCTTCTATTTCAAGTGTGTCGGGAGCTGCCCCAAGACCATTCGCTGATGCAATACCTGAATTGAAGTTGATCTCACCTCCATCTATCGCCGTGCCACCATCCGCTGCTATTTCAACCATTCCTGCAGCAGTGAAGTTAACTGAGTCTGCTTTAACATTAAAGGCGCCGCCGGTGATTATATTAGTATCCCCCGCAACATTTAAGTTTAGATTATTGTTAACCGTTGCATTAACATCACCATAAACCTGCAAGTCGACTTTATTCTTGACTAGAATTTGTGTAGCACCTTCGACGGTTAACTTGTATGCACCTCGAGTATACAAATAGTTATTGTGCTCAATTAACTCAAAGTTGTCACCCATAGTTTTTCTAACCATGGTTCCGTTTACGTCTATCTCTATGTAGGTTCCTGCCTTATGATAAACATGAATTCTTTCTTGGCCAGGTGTGCTATCAAATTCTACCAGGTGGCCACCTTCGGTTTCAAAGGTTTGATTAAATGGATACTTAGCATTATAAGCGGGTTGCGGTTCATCCCAAGGATCACCTGTAACTATAGGGACATCTTCTCTAATGCTATTGCGTCTCTTTTGAATAGGTGTTTTGTCAATCTCACCCGCTGCAAGTTTATTGGTATCGGGATGATCGGTGTAAGTACATTTTGGAAATTCATTATTGGGATCGGCAAATGGGCGAGGTTGTAAGTCTCCTATATTATTAAGAGAACCTGCAGGATCAACATTAGCAGGTATTGCAGACTCAGCAGCGTTTTGTAGAGGCACGCTTGGACCTACAGCCAACGCCCCCACTTCATAATATGTTCTTCCTGTGACTCCGTTACCGTCTTTATTATCTCTTCCCGCTGCAAAGGATGATGCCCCTCCCGCACCTAAAAGATGTGAAACACTTAATAAACCTGCGACTTTTCCTGGATCATCGTTAGATGTTAAAATTCCTTTTCGTTTCAAAACACCATAGTTGAACTTAAGATTTTCAACCATGATAGTCTCTTGTTTCTTACCATTATTAATAAAGTCGGCTTTTGACTTTAATGCATTCTTTCCTGTCCAATTAGCAGGATTATCCAAAATATCATTAGTTAGTTTTTGATTGTTTCCTACCTTAATATAACCCAGAGTGGCTAACGCCATCGCACCAAATTGATACTTTCCAACATAACCTAATCTATTTTGAGCATCGTAGTTTTGTTTTCCTCCGGGAATAGAACTTGATTCTTTTTTCCCAATAGCATTCATTAAACTTTGAACTTGCTCGGGTGTTAGTGGGGGAAGATCGCTTAATCCTTCTTCTACAGCAGGTGTGTCTGATAATATAGGATTACCTGATCCATCCAGAATAGGACTGCCATCGGATGCTCGTACCACATTGGGAGGATTTGACGCTTGCTGCACTTGAGCAGTTTCACATTTCGGAAGAGGTGCAGGATTACCGCCAAGTGTACCCATAACCATGGGTTGTTGCATATCATCGCCATCAAGGAAGAATCCCACACACCAGGATCCTGTCATTAATCCTACGGGGGCTGTTCCTATTCCTGAAATAGCTGCAGAAGTCGTGGGTTGCAATACCATTGCCCAAGGAAGATCTTCTATAGGAAGAATCGAAAGATTGTCGGTATGGTATCCTATGATCCTCACACGAACACGACCTAGTTTCTCAGGATCGTTTCGATCCTCTACTACACCTACCCACCAATTGAAAGGTTGCTTTAATATCATTGTCTTGCTGCCAAAGAGTCTTTAATTAATTCCATGACCATCACATGGGTTCTATAGTTTATTTTATGTCTTATCGCACTTACAAGATAAATTCCTGAGTATAATTGATCTTGTCCTTTATCTGAAACAGCTCCTTTAGGGCTAGTTTCGGGGTAAACAAACTGAACTAAACAACCCGCGAACATATCACTTCTACCATGAACAGTTAAATTAATCTTAAAGTTATTCAGTTCGTTTAACTTTGTTGTTCTACC